AGTCTGCTTTAGATCATCAATACGTGTTACTAATAGTAACCACGCCATACTCAGCCCTATAAATAAATATATAGCTAGTTCAAGTGTCATTTTGTAGCCCAATCTGTGACCACATACTTTGTGGCACAGGCATAGTGTTGCACCTGTGTATGACTTTGTGGATTATTTAAGGCTGTTTTATTATAACGATTAGATAACGTTAATATCTTCGAGGTCATCGATATGGTCATCGATAGTGCGCTCGACGTACTCTGTATTAAGCCCCATAGTGTCTGCCTAATGCTGTGAATGAGCCATCCTTATTTACTGGCACCAGGGTCGGTGTCAGGGTCTTACCACTAGCTTCTAGTATAGCAAAGCCCATCTGCCAATTAGCGCTTCCATAGCGGATATAAGAGGCTTTTTTACGATCCATAAGGTTTCCTACCTCTACCCCATATAAAGCCCTGTAATAGCCGTTTACGCCCTCTGAATAGGCACTCATACCAAGCCTGTGGCTGTGCCCCGCCAAAACTGATTTTCCAAATTTCTTGGCTAGGTTAAGCGAGGTAATTCCAGCGTGCTGGCTCATATTGCCCTCATCGCCGTGGCAGAGTAACCAATTATCGTGAAATTCATAGGCTGTCTTGTGATAGGTCATACCCATTTCAGCGAATCCCATAAAGGCGGGGTACTGTAACTCAGGTAAATTGATTAAGCCAGGTACTTTTAATAAAGTGTTATAAAGGCGATCAGTATGATTACTGCGGATAATATGCATTTCTGGACTGTACTCACCGAGATCCCAGAGTATCTGCTTACATAGCTCACGATCTGCGTGTAGGTCTTCTGAATAAGCCAAAGGTGTGCCATCGGCCCACTTACTAATCGACTGGAAATCAATTTCATCCCCGACCACCAATACAGAATCAAACTTCTCACGCCTCGCTAACTTGATTACATTCTTTACAGCTGCTTCGTGATGATAGGGCACCTGTAGGTCGGATATTACTAGCCAACGCTTAATCGTCATCCTCATCGAAATCGTCAAGTGGATTTTTAATAGGATCTTTTGTATCTACGATCCAGTCTGGATAACTTGACCTATCCATCGCAAACGCTAGAGCTGTGCCTTCATCCATTCCAGATTTACGGCACGCCATATAAACCTCATTAGCTGCTATTGCCCAGAAATCCAGTTTAGTAAGTACAGGCTCTTTAGTAGTCCTACGCTTACGTACTGGCTTTTTCTTTGGTTTGCGTTTAGTAGCCATAATTAAATTATGACTTACTGATTAAAATAAAGAGATCATCGACACGCTGCTCTAGCCTCGAACTTCTTTGGTCAATCCGATCAACGGCATCTTTAATACTGCTGCCAGAATTCGGGCGCAACTCATTAAGCCAGCCCTTAACTAGAAAACGTAATCCTATTAGCCCGCCTGATAGCACGGCGATAACGCCAGCGCCAAAGCCAGCCCATTCTGTAGGACTCATTTTTCATTAGCACCGATGCCATAGGCAATATCGGATTTATCTAAAGCCCTAGCTGCTGGCCCTGCGAGTGCTGCAATTACTACAGACAGCGCTGGGTCTAAACCTAATTCATTACTTGCTAAGAATGTTAAGAATGATACCAATACGCCACGTGCGTATGACTTTAGTATCGCCTTCTGTTTTTTGCTTATCTTCATATCTTGCCTCCTATAAGTGGTATATCGAACGGCTTACTGTCTTTGTCACCTAACTTTGTAAAGCTAATGTGGATGTGTCGCTTGTGTGGATTAATGCCTTTGTACTTACGCCATTTCCAATTTAATATCTTTGAGCATATTCTCCCGTTATAGATGACGTATGATAAGCGTGGATCCGATTTGGCTGCGATTCTGATCTGGTCAGCCAGATAAGGTGCGAGGCTGTCGGATGACTCCAACCGAGCATTAAGATCAAGACCTCTGACCCACCCGTGTTCGTCTGGATTATGATCCGATTTTCTGGCGGAGTGACGACTATCGCCCAACCATCCTTCTGGACTTTTAGTACACCTATCTGGAAACCACGTATCAACTTGATCTCTTAACTGCGCACCAGCTGCACATAGTTTAGGTTTCATCGGCACAATTCCTCAAGATTATGCTGAGGGTTTGCCTAGTGTTAAGCCCTCTGGAATTGGTTGGCTATATTCCCACTTTGCAATATAAGCACCAATGCCATCGCTGTCATTTTGCAACATAATATCTTTATTAAAAACTGCAAAATCATTCTCAGCAGTTTCAGGATATATCTCAACAATTTTTTCCCAAAGTTCCATTTTATGCCCCTAAGTATGTTGCCATTATAAAATTACCAATTTTTGTATTTATATTTAAGTTTCCACCAGATGATTGGTAGACCTGCATTTCAATATAATCCGAAGCACTTAAGTTTAAAACACCAGAGCCATTAATTGTTAAGAAATCACTCGAAGCACCTATCCAATTACCAAATAAAATATCAGTACCATTTTTTTGCAATTTACACAATCTAACGCCTGATGCATTACTCGCAAAACAAGCAGAAAAATTAAACAAGTATTTTCCACCTTTTCCAGAAGGAATAGTTACTCTAGTTGCATTTGGAGAACTTGCCCAAAATCCATCGGTATCATAATCCTCTGTGTCCCAAGTAATAGTTGTCCAAGTAGCATTAGATATTGCAGTTGCTACATCTCGATAAATAGCAGCGCCTACAAATGCTGCACCAGCAGGAGTTGCCCAACTAGGCACACCAGCAGCAACAGTTAAGACTTGACCTGTGCTACCAATTCCAAGTCTTGCAGGTGTTGATCCGCTTGATGAATAAATAGTATCGCCAGTAGTTGTCATTGGGTTTGTCATACCTGTTGTATCTAGGTTTGCCCAAGCACTACCTGTGTAATAGGTGGTTACGTTTGTATCTTTTAAATATGCAAAATTTCCCTCTTGCGGTGATGTTACGGCTGCATCTCTCGCAGTAGCACTGGCAAATACCCAGACACCTTGCATTAAGTAGCCATCGACATCGGCTGCGGTCAATACCTCGCCTGTCGCAAAGTCCTTAAATCCTAATCCTGCTGCCATTTTTACTCCTTAGTAACTAAGCACATTATAGTCTAAAGTGCCATAGATATTGTTATTTAAAATTAGAGCGTCTATTACAGGTTCTAAGGTCGTAAAGACCACTCTAAAGCTGTTGGGTGTAATGACGTTTTGCACGCCAAATATCTGCAAAGTCTTGTCCAGGGTAGATCCACCTGGCTGGGTAGTAACCACCCTGATCGGATCAAAGAAATCAAGCTCTAGGGCTGCAATTATGCCTGCGTTGTAATTGTCTGTGTATAAGTCTAGCTCGATGGAATCGCATCGCACGCTAGTCTCGGCACGGCTGGCTGTATAAGCCTGGGCGTAATCTAGGGCTACGGCATCCGTCTGCATTAGCAAGTCTTGGATCTGGTAACTATGGATAAAATACTTATCGATTGACGGCTGGTTGATAGCAGTCTGTGGCGTGCCACCTGTCCTAGTAACAGTAGATGAGTTGAAAATTAGGGTATCGTCTAATTTCCAGTTGGCGTTAGCGTATGGGATACCTGTGCCATTGTCATTAAAGGTAGTTACTGTGCCACCTATTGAGCCAGCGGTTACAGCTCTATCTTGAAATACAAACTCCCCATTAGCATCTACATATAGTGCCCCATATTCTGACTGGGCTACAGTCTGTAGAGCGCCAAGTGATGTGCGTAGTGTGCCTGGATCATTTTGCAAAGTAGTTAAACCTGCATCAATATCACGCATAGTTGCTGGCCAGTCGATTTGATCTAATATCTGGTTAATTCTTGTGCCTGATAAGTCGCCAGCAGTAGCACCTGCCACAGTAGTTATCTGGGCATTGTTGGCTAACCGAGATGCATCTACAGCTTGTATGGTTGTATAAGCCACCTCTGTAGCATCTTTAGGTTGGGTATTAACATAGCTTGTAATAAAGCCTGAAAATATAGGATAAGTGGTAGCGCCATAGGTTGCAGTGATCTGCACCTTTTTCATAGGTGTTAGGTCGGGGGCGTAGGGACTTAGCGGATTGGTGGGGTTAAAATCGCCATTTTGATCTACGATGCGTAAGGTTAATTGGCCTGTTTGGAATTGATCGTATAAAGGGTTACGCCCTCTGGTGGTTTGAATAAAATTAATTTGATTTGACACGTCAACAATAATGGCTGCTGAGTCTTCTAATATGTTTACGTCTAATATGCCTGATCCCAAAATCATAGCCTGCGCAAAGGATGGCCCAGTGCTAAAATTTATAAAAGCATTAACTACTGGAACTGTCATTGAAACGCTATCGATCCCGCAGGTATTATAGAGCCGTTACCTAGTTTACTTATTTCACCTAAAGCGTTTTGTATGTAAACAGTCAGATCTTGTTGATTGGTTAATACTGCGCCTGTATTGACTGTTACCTGTGGCACTACTGTAGGTGCTGCTGCTGCGGCAGCTGTAGTCGCACTAGATGGCATACCACCTGGCACAGCGTATTGGCTCATTTGTGCTAAGAATGCATCGGCTTGTGCTTGTAATCTTGCTGATGCCCCAGCAAGGCCAGCGGCTGATCCTTGATCTAATCCCATAGTTTTGAAGGTATTTACTAGGCTTGTAAAGATTGCATCGTATTTGCTAGGCAAGGTGTTTAGGGCATTGGCAGCATTGTTAGCGCTATCGGCTAATAAATCAGCTGCGCTCTTGGCCAACAATTCTGCATTATATTTCTTAGCCAAAGCCTCATTGTTGTCTAGGATGGCTAACTTAGATTGGATGCGTAATTTAGTTTCAGCATCGGTAGCCTCGCCCAACGCCTTCATTAAACCTATGCGCTCAACATCAAACTTCTCAGCTAGTTTATCTACCTCGGTCTGTTTCTTATTCTTTGCATCTAGTATTGCTAATTCTTTTTTCTTCTGCTCTGATAGTTTATTTTCTAGGCGTAGCTGTTGGCCAAAGATACGAGCCGATGCTCGGCCTTGTTTGTTGTCTGGCTGAGTAGCGCTTCTTGCACCACCAGCTAATCCCACAGCCCTTTGCAAGGCTAGCCCACCTGGTTGTAAACGTATTAACAAATCGCCTAAGCCACCAGAAGTTATCTTCGATGCTAGGCCGTCTAACTTGCTTATCAATAAACCTACGCCATAAATTGCATCGCTAATAGATTTAGCAAAGGTATCCATTTGAGTAGCGGCATCTTCTATGCTTCTATTCTTGCCTAGTAAACTTATAGCGTCTAATAAACCTTTACCGATTTCTTCTTTAGCATTTTCTGTAGATACTCTTAGTAGATCCATCTTGCCTGCATAGGTAGTTAATCTAGCTTGTGCCTGGCCTGCAAACTTGTTATTAAGTTCACCCAGGATCTTATCCATATCACCAGTCTTTAAGGTGGCCTTACTTATGCCAGCACCTAAACGGCTCAGACCTGTGGTGTTGCCCGAGAATCCTCTAGTTAATGCTGCACTTACCTCTGTCAAAGATCGACCAGTAGCAGCACTTACATTTAATGCAGTGTTTAATGCATCTTGGCTCTTAGTAATAGATCCTGTAGCTGTTAGTAATTGCTGGAATGCTGGGCGTAGTTGGTCATCTAATACGCCTGTAACTCTTTGTAAATTGGCTATGTAATCTTCAACGGCTGGCGCACTAAATGCAAAACCAGTATTACGTAATTGAACCTCTAAAGACTTGGCTGCCTTCTCATCGGCTGCAAAGGCTTGTACTGCTCGCTTGCTAAATTGGAATAATTGCTGAGCGCCAAAGACGCCAGCAAAAGTCTTGCCTAATTTATTTACTTGCTTATCAAAGGCTGATATTTCTTTTTTGCCTTTATTAAGTGCTTTACCATTCCAGGTGGCTATTGCCGAGACTACTACATTGGCCATTACGCTGCCTTCTTAATCTCTGTTGATTTGTTAAATTTTATAGCTGTAGAATTTATAGCGCCTAGCACCGCTTGATAAACCTTGCCACTATCTTGTGCCCAGGCTTTGTAAATTAAGCGACCTTTAGTCTTCCGACCACCACCACGTACGCCTTTAATCTTTGGTTGTGAAGTAAGCCCTGGCATTGATGTAACAAATTGATAGCCAGCAAAAGGATTATTTGATGCGTACTCTCTAGTAGATTTGTTGTAGGTGTACTCACGTGCTTTAGACTTGCCTTCAAATCCTTGTACCTTGCCGAAAGTTGTGCCAGGTAGGCTTGGATCGATCTGCTGAAATGGCGCTCTACCTTGTGGGTTTTTACGGCCAGCAGTTTCATATATGCGACCAGGTGCACTTACGTTGTAAACATAGTTACTAACTTTAAATCCATTTTTGAATGTGCGGTTATCGCCTGAGTTATATCCAATACCAGCCTTGACTGTGCCAGCATCATATTTAGGAAATGGGCGGTAATTGATGTTCGGGTTAGGCTCTTTAGTCCAACCCGATAACACTTCAGAATTACTAGGCACAAATGATCTAGCCTTAGCTGCCACGTTACGCATTAGTGGATCAATAGCAGTCCTAATACGATCTTGTAAATCTTTGTCAATAAACTTTAGACCTGCAAGGACATCTTTAACGCCTACGGCTTCTGCTGGCATTTCGAATCTCCCTAGCTCTGTCGGTTAGCACCTGTATAATTGCGGCATACATTTCGCTACCCATATCAATAAATTCTCTAGGCGGTATCCCAGTCTCTACGCTCAACTGTGCGATGCTGTAAAGGATCGAATCCCGCTGGATTATTTTTTTTCGTCGTCTAATACCTCGACAGTGTCTAAGCTGTCAATAAACTCAATTCCCCACAAAGGTATCTGAGCGCCAGCCCTGCGTAAGCATTCATAAGCCAACCAAAATATCTCGGTTTGCCTTTCGTGCTCACGCAAGACTTTGCTAATACCTGATCCATACTTCAATTCGAAAGCGTACTCGACACCTGGTGTTATTTTGTGCTCTGATACTTCACCATTAGCCCTTGTTATCTTTAGCTTTGCCATTACTACTCCTTAATTAAAATGGTGCCGATGATGACACTGTTATTGCGGAGTTTACTGTAAATGTGATAGATGAGGTAGCAACCTCGGCTACTCCACCTTGACCGATTGGGGTCAAGTTGTTTACAAGTACAGAGAATTGGTAAGTAGGGTTTGTGGCTCCTACAGCTGTGCCTTTAACAGTGATTACTGATACTGCTAAGGTTTTGCCAAAGGCTGCGCTCAATGTCTCGTTGACCTGAGATGCTGCCCAGTCATTGATAAAGTCAATAGTGAATGTGCCTGATTGTAGACCAGCAACAAACTTGTGCGCTGTGTCACCCATAGCGGTTACTTCTAACTCATCCACGATTTGGTTAATTACAGCATTAGTCACGTATGAGCTAATGTCGATGGATGGTGTGGTTGGCGCAGCATTGGTAGCCAACTTAACACCTACGTTATTATTTAAATAGATTGCCATTGTTATTCCTCGTCTTTCTTAGTTTGTGCAGTTGGTTTTGGTGCGCTTGCAATTTGGCCTGTCTTCTTCAAGAAGGCTAAGTCTTCTTCGTGTGTGCTCATTTTAACTCCAGCTCGTTAGGATTGATACTGTTATTTCCGATGTTAATAAATCTCCACTAGCTGCGTTAGTTATAGCTGGAGCGGAGACACTTGATATGTTGTAAACCAGGGTTGATGCCGCTAGTTTAGTTACTACTGCCACAATAAAATTCTCTAT